TTAAGGAGCTATTATTACTAGCTTATTTAGTTGCTTTATTTAATTCTAAGCATAAAGAAAATAGGAAACTTTAACAACATGTTTCCGAGAATTACAACCCATTACGTTGGAGAAACTCTTACCAAGACAAACCGTAATCCGCCTTCAGAACTACATCAATTAAGTTGCAGTGAACGACAAACCCAACATCCGCACACATCATTAGACCCTCAAATTCTTCGATATCAGTTATTGAAAGCTCATACCTTGAGTAAAACTCATGTCTACTAGGGTAAAGAATTGGTCTCTTTTCAGATAAGTCGAAGTGATGGGAGTAAAGGCTGTGACCATACTTGTCTAACTTAGCCCTATGAACGTCTTCGTTTCCTAATATCAAGTCAAAATAAGGACATAAGGCTTTTATCAACGGATAATACCTAACGAACTTAAAGAAACCGAAGGTCAGAAGAGACTGAAAATAACGGAATCTATCTAACTCGTTGTTAACGTACTTGGGATAAGAAATTAAGGGTATGTCCCCATGAGTCCTACCTGTATAACGCAAAATCACACCAAGGTTGACCATAAACTCAATCTTGTTGCCATGTATAAAGGGAGAATGTTTTAAAAACTGCAACTCCCCTAATCTGATAGCCTTCTGATAAGAGAAACGAAACCCGGTAAAGTAACCTGCTAGCGAGATAAGAGCCATCGACATCTCAAGACCTTTGTCTAAGAACTTGTTTAACATGAAACCCATGTATAGGTACACGCAATTATTACAAACAGTTGTGTCCCCCAGTCCTGAAAGCAAATAGCCCCATAACGTCTTAAATTCTACGAATCTTCTCTTTTTTTGATCATAAATTCTAAAAGGCATCCTAATACTCTTGAAAAAATTTGATTGTTGTTCAGCATCCATATTAGAAATACGGGAGTACAACCACATCGTTTTCATAGAGTGACTACTATCGTTTGATGCTATATCGAGCAGATAGCTATGCCTCTCTCCTCCTTCCCACCAAGTAACAAGAGCATCATCAGAACTGTTGTCCAAACGAACCTCACTAAAGTGGCTCATATGTTCTTCAAACATATTTCTCATATTTGAGTAACTCGCATCACCCTTATAAGTCACGCGTACTCTACCGAAATTAATTGGTTTTTCCTTAACATGATTTTTAAACGAGTTTGCGAAATGCACCCTAGGTAAGGAACCTGGGCAGCTGAGGTCTACAACTATCCTAGCCGCTTTTCCTGGTTTAGCAATTTCCATTTTAACGAACCATGTAACGTGATCCATATACACCGTACTCTTGAGTTTGCCTGAAGTTTCAACTTGTTCAAAACTCATAATCCTTAGCTTTTGTTTCAAATGTTTCTCAAGAGTCAACAAGAATGAACCTTCACTTATCACGTGTTCATACTCGTGAACGCCGATCTGTGATGTAACGTCCCTGATTAACTCATCCCCATACACGTCAACAAAATTACACTGATTAATCCTCAAAGCCATGTCAAAATCAAAATCTGGCTCGAGAACGCTAGTTAAAAATTGTCCTAGATTTCCTACCTCATCCTGGTCGGTTTTAGACTCAAGAACCTTTCTTTTGAAGTGCCTTGACACAGCTTCGTTCATATTGTTGTCAGTTCTGTCGTAAATAATCCCAGAATGCGCACAGGAAGGTCCGAAAACCGTGGAATAACCAATCTTATAAGAATCTTGGTAAGCGTTATGAATAGGAAACGTGATGTCCCCTGTTTCACTGTTAAAGAATTTTTTTCCTTTAACAGCAATAAAAGCTTTATTAAATTCCCACCCCTTGGTTTCCCTAAATGAGTCTGATAACTTTGTATAAACATGCCTTCCTAATCCAAGACATCTGACTCCCGTTGACATCCTCGGCATTGACGTGTATGAATACACGTCAACGCCGAAAATCGCCTCGCATCCCTACCTCGTGAGAGAGAAGGTTAACGCACCGGGTGAGACAGAGAACTCCTGACAGCTTGATAAGCCCAAATTGAAGTTGACAACCATGGTGTTATGGATGTAAGCAATTGTATTTGCGACTATCGCAGCATTTTCAACCTCCAAGTAACCTAAGACTTTCTGCTTATCACAAAATTCAGCGATTTGTTCGCCGATGCGACTGAAAAGGTACATGTGTACCTGGGTCGGGTTCTTAAGAGAACCTACCGAACTCATAGGCATTGTATTGCGCATGATAGCTCTGTAAAGTTCATCAAAAACCTTGGCTTCCCTAGAAAATTTCCACAATTTTTTTGTCACGTCGCCACGGTATTTTCTTGAACGGACTATAACCATAACTTCAGCCTGTGTGTTATTCTTAGAAAAATCAGCCCAGTTCCCATTTGCCATCGTGTTGATGTTGTAGGCAACACCCCTACAAAACCGATTAATGAGAGATCTCTCGCCTTCTTCCGTCTGGTGTAAATCACACAGCTGGTTATCAGATATTCTAACTACATTTGATTTTTTTTTGTAAAGTATGAAATCGAAAAGTCCTATACAGCACTTTTCTATCATACTCCTCAAATCAACGTCAGAAGCGGCATTAGTCCCTAGCATTACGGTTTTTAACCCTTCTCCAGGAAGGTACTTATATCCTTCTGATAAAGGGTAACATGGCTCAAGGTTTTTTTTAAAACCAGGGTTTTCTTTTCTAACCCTCTCCTTCACTGTTGTGTCCGAACCCGTATCTGAGTCTGAACCGGAATCGGTATCTGACTCAGAATCACTAAACCTTCCATAAGCCGGGTTATTACGTGGTCCGAAAAACACTCTCCTAGGGACGTCATAAGGGTGGAGAACCCTCCTATCAATCAAAGGGTGTCTGACAATATTTCTGTCTACCTCTTCTACCTCCTCTTGATCAAGTGGAACCACGGGGATTTCTCCACGGTCTTGGTTAATGTTCAACTTGATTTTCGATATTTCTGTCTACCTCTTCTACCTCCTCTTGATCAAGTGGAACCACGGGGATTTCTC